TCCCGATGGATAGTCAGGATCAGAGACGGCACACGACCGATCTTGCCCTTCACGCCGGACAGGGGAATCGGCTTCAGGCCATCGGAATACTCACCAGTGACATGGTGCAGTGCCATCACGTGAGACTCGGTTTCCCTCGCCATGTCGTTCAGGTACTCACACATGCCTTCGAGGCCGAAGGTGAAAGACTCCGCGTCGCCGGCTCCTCCGGTGTCCACATTGGTGATATTGTCAACGACACACAAATGAGGGTGACATCCGAACACCTCGTAGTAGATAGCCAAATCGGCTTCCATGTCTGCCGGCGTCGGCATGGCCTCATAGCTGAAACGGATCCACCACTTATCCCCAAGGACCCGTTCATAGGCAGTGAACTTGTCCTCCAGCAGAGCCTTCTTGACACTCCGAACGTCATCACCCGTCAGCATGGCCGTGGACCTGGAGAGCTGCGTAGCAGCGTTGGAATCCGCAGACCAGTACATCACTGGCATGGAGCCATAGAGGGCTAGGTTCAGAGCGAAGAGAGACTTGCCAGTGCCAGGGCCGGCAGCCACAAGGGACAGCTCTCCACGGCGAAAATCTACTTCTAGCTTCTGAAGTGACTTGAACGGGTTGGGTATCGGCTCCCCCGCGGAACCCTTGATCCTCGCAGACTGGACCAGGCTATACATGAAGCTCCTTCAGCATTTCAGGGAAGTAACGCTCAGGAAGAGGCTCTATAAAGCACCTCTCACAAACAAGAACGGGTCGATCTCCCGTGTTGGGCCACCACCGAGGATCATGGGGAGCTTGTTCCGGGGTTGCCTCTATTGCCTTTATCTCTTCATTGAGGAGATCAAACTTGGATCGGAACTTCTCTTCGGTCATGCGAAGGTTCATTGTGTAGGAGTGCAGGAGGTCTTTCTTCTGTTTACGAAGAAAATCTAGACGCTCTTCCCGATCCGTGGTGTAGACGTAACAGTCCTTAAGGTCACTCCAGTTGGAGTCTTCCAAGCGATCCGCAGCCTCATACTCCCCTATGCCTCTAAGAGTCTTCGTGGCCTGCCACATATTGAGGCACTGCTGATGAAGAAGAAGATTCTTGTACGGGTCGTACGTCACTGGTAGTTCCTTCCAGACATGACAAAGGGGCCGGGAGTGTTGTCCCGGCCCCTCAGCGTTTCGGGGTGTTACTCGGAAACTGCGTTCCGCTCCACGGTACTTAGCACCTCTGCCAGACCTCGGAACGTAAGAGTCTCGGTGTACTCGACCTCCTCTCCCTCGTCATTGACGTAAGTCAGAGTGAGGTCAACGGTCTCATCTGGATTCAGCACTTCTCCCCCTCTTCCTCGTCCCGAATTTCCTGGACCACCATCAGAGCCCTTCCCAGAACCCCCCGATCCACTGAAGCTACACCCCCACAGGCGAGGAGTTCAGACAGTGCCTTCGCTGCTGCTTCGGCCTTGGCCTTCTTGGTCTGCTGGTCCACTTCGGTCCCCTCCTCTCGACTACGAGAATGACTCTACACGACGCCACGTCTCAGTGCAACCAACTGGGTGAGATCACTCGTGGGAGTAGAACTCCACCTCAATCCCGTCCTTCCGGACGGTCACCATGGCGTGGTCACCGAAGTGCTTCAGAAGCACGTTGTCAAAGGCACCAGACTGAAGAGCACGGTCAAGGGCCTGGCACCGGTTGTAACGGTCCTCGTCTGGCCCCTCGTAGTACTCATTGACGTATGTACGAGTCTCGTTGTCCCATTCCCGATGAACCCGCCCAAGGCTCGGATGATAGTCCACATCCAGGTCGTAAAGATCATAGTATTCGTCCTCAGTGTCCACCTCAGCAGTGGTACGGACCCACACGCCGTGAAGGCCGAACTCACAGGGCTCCCCGTCATTGAAGTACGGAGTGTACTGACGCCAACCGAACTCAGTGATGGTCGGGTCATCAAGGAGAGCCTGGAAGAGGGGAGCCAGTTCCTCAATCGGCTTCTGCTCGACACGAGTCGAGCCCTCAGAGATGTCACCAGAGACAGGCATACCAAGGAAGTTAGCAGGAGCATCAGTCATGATCAGACCTCCGAAGGCTGGTTGAGGAGAAGGGTGGACAGAGGGACTTCCTTGCGCTGAGAACCGGACATCCACTTCTCAACAGGGGTGTTCTTGAGGTAGTCAGCCGGCGAAGGGAGCCAGCCGAGGTCTTCGATGATGTGCCTCTCAGCAATGAGCCGAGTCGGCACCTGGACGACCTTGCCAGAGGTTTTGGTAACGCTGATGGTGGGGCCAAACTTCTGCTGAACCAGCCAGACTCCAAGGGTGTGATGGTAGATGGCCCGATGACGGACGTCACCGATGATCTGCTTCGAGCTGTCTATGTACTCCTCAATGGGAAGGTAATCTTCGGGTTCTCCGCCCCACTTCCGAGCCGCGGACTGGGCATGATTCCAGGAGTTCACTCAGACTCCTCGTAAGGGTCTATCTCGGACTTCATGATGGCCATAGCAGCATCACATTCCTGACAACAGCCTTTGATCTCAGCAGAAGCCTTCTCGGACAGCTCATGAGCGAATTCGTCAACCAGGTGCTCCGCGGTCTTCCGATGCTCGTCCAGCCGGCCAATCCGAGAGACGGCAAGAGCATTGGTCAGAGTCTCAACCAGCTTCTCCTTGGCCGTAGTCATGCCACGATCTCCCACTTGCCGGCGTCATTGTGGTCCAGGGTGACCTTGAAGACGGAACGAGTCTGGGTGTGGTAGATGCAGATACCCTCCGGGTTCATGAAGCCGTGGGCCGCAAAAGAGCCGTTCTCCCTCAGTTCCCGGAGAACCTGCGTGATCTGGGCCTCACTGAATACACCTGCGTACAGGATAGGAACAGCGTCGATCTGGTCATAGATGCTCGTCTGAGAAGCCCGGCCATCCATCGAACTCCCGGACTCATCAACACTCCACCATCGTTCGGTGTTGAAGAGACTGAAGATCCGGCGGTTCATGCCGTAGTTCCGCTGGATACCCTGACCCCACCACTCTCCGAAGTGGAGACCAGGGCCGAGGATGCTGAACAGCTCCTCACGGTTGGAGTAAACCCAGCCGGCGAAGCCGAAGTTGTCGGACTCCGGGGTGATCAGACGCTTCCGAGACTGAGCAGCGACCTCGCCATCCTCGTTGAAGTGGATGGCAGCATTCGTGCCGTCTATCTTCTCAGTCACCACGATGTCTCGGAACAGACGGGGCGTCTTAGGCCACTCACGAAACTCAGGCATGAACGTCTCAGACATCAGAACTCCTAGAGTCAGTCAGAGGATTGGACTCAGCCGGCCTGGCGACCATGCCGAGAGTGAAGCCAACACCGAGGAACAGAACCGCGGTCAAGAGGTAGATCATTGTCGTCCATATCTCACTGTAACCAAGAGGTTCGAGGGAAGGGGCCGATGTTCGGCCCCTTGCTTCCCTCTACTTCCAGTATGGCACACCCTGAATCTCAGTGCAACCTAGCGACTACGGGAAAACCGCTGTGTGAGGTAGCTCTCAAGGTGAGGCCAGTTCCTCAGCTCAGCCGGCAGCTTCTCGTAGTAGGGGACAATCCGGGTGTTGCAGTGTTGGCAGAGAAGGCCACGGATGCACTTCCCACACGACTTTCCTGGAGTAGGACAACACGCGTGGTCGTGATCAATGTGCCAGTCACGAGCCCCTGGTTGATCGGTCAAACACAAGGCACAGCGGCCACCTTGACGCTCTTTCATGAGGAGGTAATCCTCCTCTGTGATTTGGAAAGCTGACCAACGGGCCGTGTGTCTCTCGCACTTCTTACACCTCCCACCTAGCTTCTCCTCCCCCACGTTCAAGGGACGAAACTCACTCCTAGGTTTGTAGGTGCTGCATCGACTACACAGCCGAACCACCACACCTCCCTCCAACTTCTCTTTGCACTTCTCCGGAACCCAAGCCCGGATGGGCTTCAGTTCCTTACCCTCCCTGTACTGACTCTGATGAGTATGGCAGTACTTTTTGTACTTCCTCACACGATTACAGCCCTTAAAGGCGCAAACATCCAACTAATCCCCCAAACTCTCACTTCAACTTAACGGCCACGAAAAGCAGAGCAAGCAAAGTTCACGTCACAGAAGCGGCAGTGGAAGCCCGGCTTCGCCGGGAAGTTGCCGGCCTTCACGCCCTGATCCATCGTCACGTACCGCTCCGCCACCTGCTCTTCGGTCACCTCGGAGAGGTCCACCACCTTGGACAGCCGGCCTTCCTTGCCGAAGTACCAGTCACCGCGGTTGACAGTGACATCGAACTGCTTCCGTACAGCCACGGCGTACGTCTCAAGCTGGAAGTGACTCTTGCTGGAGCCCGTCTTGAGGTCCCTGACCCGGACCGAGCCATCGTCCTCCTGAATGAGCTGGTCGATGTAACCGCGGACGACCACTCCCCCCAGCTCTGCCTTGAAGTACAGCTCCAGGCCCATAGTGGGGTTCAGCGGAGCGTCTTCGATGTCCGCTCCGTTCCAGCCCTCCCCGTCGATCCAGATTTCAGGCTGGTTTTCGGTGGACCACCGGACGTACTCCCGAACCTGCTGCTGCCCCAGGGCGTACCTGTCTTCGATGTCCGTACCGGCGTCCTTCCCGCCGGCCGTGAGCCACCGGCTCAGGTCGGGCTCCTGGTTCATGGCCTTGTTGACCAGAGCGCTGTACTGGTCGGAGAAGAGCTGAACCATCTCTTCCTCAGAGGGCTCCCGCAGCTCCTTCTCGAACTTCTCGGCGGCCGAGTGGAAGGCCGTTCCCTGGAAGCTCCAGGCGGCCGGCCGCGGAACGACCCTCTCTACCCGCTGAAGATAGAACTGCCAGGCACACTTCTCATACTGATCAACCTGACTGACGCTTCGCGCCTGCGTTTCGATGTTGCCCATGGTTCCTCCTGCTCTAGACATGAAAATGGGCCACGTCTCCTGACGTGGCCCCTGGTGGGTAGGGGTGTTGGTTACTCGGCGTAGAGCGTGACCAGATAGAAGGAGGAGCTGCCGGGGAAGCCTTCTGCCGGCTGACTAATTTTCTCCCTGTCCACCACGCAGTCAGCCAGCTTCTTCCCCAACTCCGCCTCCAGCCGGTCCAGTTCATCCCTGTCGTCCTCACTGAACATGTCGGTGGCCGTGACGAGGTAGTACCGACCGAACGGTTCCCCTCGAACCTCCTCCACCAGGAGGGCATCCGTTCTGACCCACTCATCTATGGAGTGGATCTCACCATCCGCGTAGATCATCCCCTGTGCATCGGCTCGTGATTCGTGCGACGTGATCAACCGGAGCATGGCCCTCCCCTGTTCTGGCGAACTGACGTTCGAGCGATGTCCGCCACTCACACAACGTACACAACTTGTTCACCGCTCTACATCTCACATCAACGTGACGATGGACACACAGTGATCAGCACAACCCTTAGGGTTACCTAACCAAAACAAAGAACCCCCTGGTCACAGGGGGTTCATCTGTGTGGTCAGAAGATCAGCAGCGTTCCAACTCTGAGTCAGTAGGTAGCTCCAGAGCCTTCCGGAACCTCTCATCCGGGAAAGGGAGGTCCGCCGGCCAGTCCACGATCAGCCGATCGTCCTCGGGCCTCCGTGGCCGGTAGTACCACCCATCGGGTAGATCCCGGTCGTAGCACAGCACCTCATCGCGCTCCCGCAGCTCCCGTATCCACGTCTTGGCTAGCGTCAACTGCTTGTCGCTCAGCTTGGGGTCCCCGAGGCGGTACCTCAGCCACGCCTTCAGGGCCTTGGCTGAGTGCCGCGAGTGATGGGAGTCCTTTCCGGGGTTGCTGTAGATGTCCCACCGCTGCCGAAGGCCGGCATTGACTTCGTCCGATACTGGTCGCCGGCGCATACCCAGCGCTCTAACTTTCTTGCTTACTGCCTGGTGGGATACTCCGTAGCGCCTGGCAATTTCCTTGTTGCTCAATCCACTTCGGACCAGCTTCAACAGCAAGGGGTCCGGTGGGAGCTTCGGCGTGGGCATGTCGTGTCCTTAGTCAGCGGTCAGGTGTCACGCATCGGCCCTTACTCCGCGTTACCTCCCGGTTCCGCGGCGTGGCCATCCTAGAACGACCCGATCAGGTCTGTCTCTCACATCAACGTGTGACTTAGCTCTCATCTCTATCCGGACCGTTGCATTCCTCATGGAGGAGGCGTAACACCTCCAGCGCCTCTGTGCGCCTCTCAAGGCAACTGGCGCAACTGAAGGCACATACCTACCACACCAGGCCACCAGGCAGGCACCCAGGGGGCCGTACGAGCCACCCTACGGCGATTGCTAACCCTTGGCCAACGCAGATACTTGATCCAACCCCCAATCTATGTGATCTGCGTCTCAATTCTACTCCTTGGCGTCACAGACCCTAGTGTAGTGACAACTACGTCTATAGTGAGAGGGTAAAAGAAGTAAGAAAATAGAAGTAGAAAATTCTGGTTGACATGAGACATGGACACTGCTACACTAGAAATATAGAGAGTAGTTAGTAGTAGTAAGTGAGACTCCCTTAAAGGAGTCTCACACTAGTAATAAGTTTCCTTCTTGTTGATCTCCCTGTTGAGGGAAGCAGAGTCCTCCAAGGACTCTGTCTTTTTTTACTCCAGGTTGGTTGCACTGAGATCCAAGGAGGTGGTTGGCCCCGGCTGCCAGATCAGAAACCAGCCGGGGCCGAAGACTTGACCGGTTGCCCTGGGCTAGGCCCACCCCAGCCGGCCAACAACGGGAGGTGCACGGTGCCGAGAGCCAAATCGATCTGTCTTCGAGCCGGCTGCACCTCCCAGACCTTCCGGGATGGTCGGTGCCGAGAGCACCAAACCCGGAGACCCTGGCAGAACACCTCTGCCAGGAACCAGAGCCGCCCCAGCAATTGGCCCTCCATCAGGGCTCAGGTGTTGGCCCGGGATCGGTTCACCTGCCAGATGTGCGGAGCGAGATCCGACCTGGAGGTTGACCACATCATCTCGGTTGCCAGGGGTGGCAGTTCGGAGATGGATAACTTGTGGGTCCTCTGCAAGGAGGACCACGCTAAGAAGTCCAGGAAGTTTGGTTAGACCAGCATCATCGAAGCCGGACTCTAAGCGGTGACGTGGGCAGGACTTAGAGCTACTGCCTGCACGGCGATGCTCACTTCTCAGTAGCTCAGTTGGTAGAGCGCCCCTACCCGGGACCCGCAAGGGTGCATGGGGAGGTCACTGGTTCAAGTCCAGTCTGAGGAACGACCCGCGGAAGAGTTCCGCGACACCTGACGGTGACGGTCCGGGCAGCGCTCCCCGTGAACGAGCGCACAAGGGGAGGCTCTGACGAGGGCGTAGGCAAAGCACCTGCGAAGGTACGACAGGGTTCGAGTCCCTGATTCCCCACCAAGGTAGATCAAAAGATCCTGAGGAGATACCTCAGACACATCGCTGTGACGGCCGGTCTGCCATCCGAACTTCATTCATTCACAAGGGAGTTGCCTTGGCCACTGAGGAAGAGATGCGGTCCCCGGATTGGTGCTGGATGCACATGTGTCACAGGAGCCAGTGCCCTCAGCCGCCCAATGGACACTGACGAGGATAAGGAATCCGATGTACGAGCCTGATGACGACTTCTTCTGTGAGGACGCTAAGCGGCCCTCCAAGGCCGCGGAGCGCCGGGGTTGGCGCTCTGCCGTCCAGGACGAGCTTGACGAGCTTGGAGACCTGTACGGAGTTGAGACCAACATCCTCCGAGGCATTTCCTACGTCCGACAGACCTACGGGGAGTGAGGCCCTGATGGCTCGAATGCTAGGGGCCTTCTCAAAGAACTGGTGCCCCATCTGCCGAGGTCCATCAGGGCTTGACTGTCCAGACAAGAGTAGAAGCAAGAAGGCTCAGCGAGCCCTTGAGGAGCGTCAGTGGCGTCAGGAGGTGGCCACGGATGGGACGAGATTCCCGAGTCCTGACCACTGAAGAGATGGTGGCAGTCATGTGGCTCGGCTTCACGCTTCTCTGCTGGGAGGCAATGCCTCAGCGATGGATCACGGGGGTGGAGGTCTCCTAATGTGCACTCATCCTGAGCACCGGGTTGAGGTGCTTCCTGACGGACAGATCGATGAGACGCATGTCATGACACCTGAAGTTCTGGCAGAAATGGAAGAGATAGCCATCCGAGTCTTCCGGCTCGTTCATCCTGTCTTCATGACAACTGCCTGGGAGGAGGACCCCGATGGGTAGCAGGGGACCAGCCCCCAAGGAGAACGCCGTAAGGCGCAACAGACACGAATACGAAACTGAGATCAGCACCGAGGCTCAGCCGGGGAGGGAACTCCCCCGCGGTCTCGGTATTTCTACGTCTGGAGCCAAGAGGTTCTGGAAGACCTGGAGCACAAGTCCTCAGTCTGCTACCTGGCTTGAGACTGACTGGGCTGAGTTGGAGATCACCACTGTCCTGGTGGATCAGCTCTACAAGGGTGATTACAAGTTGGCCGGCGAGATCCGGCAGCGGGTTGCCAAGTGGGGAGCGACCAACGAGGACAGGGCCCGACTCCGCATGAAGCTGGAGAACAAGGACGAGGAAGGCTCTGAGAAGCCTTCTGAGGGCTCCGATGTGCCTGACATGGATGACGAGCTGTATAAGAGGCTGAGAGCCGTTTAGGGGGTGATACGGGATGCCCCAGACCGGAAACTTGCCGGCAGGCGTTCCCTCCCCCAAAGAGACTCTTGGCTACCAGATCATTCGTTGGTGTCAGAAGTACGTCGTCACTCCCGATGGTGAACGAGCCGGTGAGCCTTGGCAGTTCACTGACGAACAGCTCAGGTTTGTGCTCTGGTTCTACGCCATCAACCCTGATGGCTCCTGGAAGTACGCAGCCGGCACGCTGAGACGTGCCAAGGGTTGGGGCAAGACTCCGCTCCTTGCAGCACTCGCAATCGTAGAGTTCCTAGGTCCGTGTAGGTTCTCGCACTTCGACGCCTTCGGGCTCCCTGTCGGGAAGCCTGTGCCTCTGCCTATCGTGCAGATCGGCGCCACGGCCCTGGACCAGACAGAACAGACCTTGGACATGATCCGAGGCATGCTCTCGGAGTCTCCTGCTGAGGGGCATTACGGGCTGGAAATCTCCAAGTCCATCATTCAATTCAAGTCTGGCCGGCCTGGTTCTATCAAGCCGAAGGCAACCGCGGGCAGGACCAATGAAGGCAACAGGCCCACCTTTGTCGTGATGGACGAGGTCCATCACTGGGTGGGGTCCAACGGTGGCCCGGACTTCTATCAGGTGCTCAAGCGCAACGTGGAGAAGACCACCAAAGCCGGTAGTCGGTGGGTCACAACGACTAACGCCTACAACCCCAACGAGGACAGTGTTGCTCAGCGAATCCATGAGTCGGAGATGGTGGCTCAGGGATTCTGGCTGTATGACTGCCTAGAAGCCTCAATCTCCGTTGAAGACATCCGGGATGAAGCGAAGGTCAAGGAAGCCCTCATAGAGGCATATGGGGACGCTACTTGGGCCGATGTGGACGGGCTTACCAAGACGATCCTGTACGACCGGACTACCCCTGACTCTACCTACTGCCGGTTCTACTTCAACCAGATCGCTGAATCGTCCGATGGATGGATGTCCAAGAAGGAATGGGATGCCTGCCTCTCCGAGGACGACCCGATCAAGCCAGGTGATCAGATAGCAATTGGCTTCGATGGAAGTGTCCGCGGAGACTCAACAGGTCTGGTCGGCTGCCGGCTCCGGGACGGAAAGCTCTTCGTCCTGGATGTCTGGGAGAAACCAGAACATGCAAGGGATGACTGGGAAGTCGATGTCCTCGCGGTTGAGGCCGCGGTGTTCAAGGCGTTCAAGACGTACAAGGTCGAATGGATGTATGGGGATCCTCCCTACTTCCAGGAGGCTCTTGGCAGGTGGGCGATTCAGTTCGCTACCAGGGATCAAGACTATGTCTTTGAGTTCTGGACCAACCGGCCCACTCGGATGACACAAGCCGTCGAGCGTTTCCGCTCCGCGGTCATGACCAAGGAAGTCTGCCACGACGGAGACGAGAGACTTACTCGTCACGTCCTCAATGCCGTGACTCGTGAGGTCACGGTTGGTGGAGAAATTGCATACCTCATTCAGAAGGATAGCCCACGATCGAAGCGGAAAATCGACCTTGCTGTGTGTGCGGTCCTCGCCCTGGAGGCGAGGGCAGACGCCATTGCAGACGGGCGCATGAAGCGTAGGAGGTCCCGGGTGGTCGGATTTTGAGTCAGGTTCTTCTAGGCATCTGTCGAGTCTGCGGAACTGAAATGTATGCAGATCGGAGAACCACTAGAAGGTACTGCTCAACACGCTGTAAGAACCGCAGTCCTGAGCGTATGGAGTACCAGAGAAACTACCTCAAGACTGAAAAGAGCAGAGCCCGCCACAGAGAGTACGACCGGGCTAGATACGCCAACAATCCTACGCAAATACACAACTGGCTCATCTCGTCTGCAATCAGCGGAAGGGGGCCCGAGTTGAGATGGAGGACACATGATAGTACCTCCTAACGGCTATACGGCCGTAGGACCTCCGGAAACTGAGATTGATTGGCTTGCCTACCTTCAAGGCAAGCTCACCAATAGACGAGATGAGATCCTCAAGTACGCCAGTTACTACGAGGGCGAACAGCAGAAGCTAGCCTTTGCTCAGGCTCGGTACAAGTCAGCTTTCCGAGAAATCTTTGCTAACTGGAGAGACAACTTCTGTGGTCTCATCATCGACTCTGCTACAGAGCGAATGCGTGTTGAGGGCTTCCGTCTCCCATCCGATGGGAAGATGGATAAGGACGCTAGAGCGTTTTGGCAGAGGAACAACCTTGATGCCCTGTCCAATGGGGTCCACCTGGACGCAATGGTACAGGGACGAGCCTACGTTGTTGTTTGGGCTGACAAGAAGGGTGAGCCCACCATTACTCCCGTTTCCGCGGAAGAGATGGTGGTCCAGTACAAGCCCGGATCCCTTACCGAGCTTGAAGCGGCTGCCAGGTTCTTCCAGGACTCTTGGGGACGTACTTGGGTAACGTTGTGGACCGAGACTTATGTGTACGAGGTCCCTCTCGGTAAGACCCAATGGGAACAGGGAACGAGGAAGCCCAACCCCCTTGGTAAGGTCCCCGTGGTCCCGTTCCATAACCGCTCTCGTCTGGCCGGCGACCCGTATTCAGACCTTG